CCACTCAAGAAATCCACAAGCGCCAAAGCGTTTAAAGAAAACATTAAGACTGAAGTAAAAGCTGGTAAGCCAGTAAAGCAAGCTGTTGCCATTGCATATTCAGAAAAGCGTGAAGCAGCTAAGAAAGGTAAAAAGAAATGATTAACTTATATTTAGAAATCGCTGAAGTAGAAGCAGCGTTAAAGCACATTAGTCAGCAAGCTTATGCAGATGTAGCAGGATTGATTGCAAAGATTCATGGACAAGCAGCACCTCAAGTAGCACAGATCCAAGCATCTAATCCTCCTACAGAACAGAAAGAAGAAGCTCCTAAAGAGCCTGATATTTCTTTATCATAAGTGTTGTAAAAAAACAACAAAATCAAGAACATGACAACTGAGTTAGCAAAAAACGAAAAGATTGCTGAAAGCATGAAGGGAAACCAAAATGCTGCCAAAGGCAAACTGTTTTATGGTCAGTTGCGTAAGGCTCTTGTGCAAGACGATGCGTTAAAGCTTAGAGCTATTGCTGAGAAGCTGGTAGATGCAGCTATTGAGGGTGAGCCTTGGGCTGTTAAGGAAATAATGGACAGAGTTGATGGCAAGGCAGTCCAAGCTAATACATTTGAAGATGCTGATGGCAATTCCATCATTAATGCTATTGAAGTCAGGTTTGTAAAGCCAAGTGAAACTTGATATTGTCGCTGGAAGTCAAAATGATGAGTTCTATACGCCTGGTTATGCTATAGAACCTTTATTTCAATACATAAGACCTAATAGCACCATTTGGTGTCCTTTTGACACAGATCAAAGTTTGTTTGTTAAATTGTTTAAAAATGTGGGTCATAAAGTGATTAATACGCATTTAATCAATGGCAACAACTTCTTTGATATTGTGCCCCCAGAATGTGACTACATTATTAGTAATCCACCTTATTCATTGAAATATGAAGTGTTTGCCAAGTTATTTGAGATAGAAAAGCCATTTGCTATGCTTGTAGGGGTAGTAGGCTTATTTGAAAGTCAAAAGCGCTTTAATCTATTTAAAGACAATAACTTTGAGGTTATGTATTTCAATAAGCGAATCAGTTATTTTAAAAGCTATGAAGATCAAAAACCCTCATTAAATCCACCATTTTCTTCTGTTTATATAGCAAAGGGGTTGTTTCCAAAGCAAATTAATTTTGAAACAATTAATAAATGAGTGAAATCACGTCTGATCTTAGGGAAGCGTTATCTGCCGTTGAATTCCCACATAAGCTTGCATTTCTGTTTGAGCCAATGCGCTATAAGGTGCTTTATGGTGGTCGTGGAGGCGCTAAATCTTGGGGTGTCGCTAGGGCATTACTTGTGCTTGGCGTTAAAAAACCTACTAGGGTGCTCTGCGCTCGTGAGTTCCAAAACTCAATAGGCCAATCCGTTCATAAACTATTAGCAGATCAAATCGTAGAATTAAAGTTAGAAAGTTTTTATGAAGTTACTCAAACATCCATCCGAGGGAAGAATGGAACGGAGTTTGCGTTCGTTGGGCTTAAGAACAATACGGCAAACATCAAATCATACGAAGGGGTCGACATTTGTTGGACAGAGGAAAGCGCCTCAATCAGCCGTAATTCATGGAACATTCTCATACCTACGATCCGAAAAGAAGGTTCTGAAATTTGGGTCACATTTAACCCAGAACTTGAAAGCGATGAAACGTATCAGAGGTTTGTGGTTAATCCGCCTCAAAACTGCAAGACTGTCAAAGTTAATTGGCAGGACAATCCCTGGTTCCCTGATACGCTCAAATTAGAGAAAGATGCCTTATTTAGTAGGGATAGGGATGCTTACAACACAGTTTGGGAAGGCCTTTGCAGACAGACTGTAGATGGTGCTATATTCGCTAAAGAAATGAATTTAGCAGAACTAGATGGAAGAATAACCAATGTACCCTACGATCCAATTAAGCCTGTTCACGCTGTATTTGATTTGGGCTGGGCAGATGCTACTGCTATTTGGTTTGTTCAGTTTATTGGCATGGAAACAAGACTAATACGGTATTACGAGAACACCCAGCAGACAATAGCCCACTATCTTGCTAAAATACAAGAATATGGATACGTTATCGACACTCTTTGGCTGCCTCATGATGCAGGGAATAAAACATTATCTTCTAATGGCAGAAGTATCGAAGAAATTGTTAGAGCTGCGGGATATAACACTAGAGTCATTGAACGTACGCCAATAGTAGATTCAATCAACGCTGCCAGAATGATCTTTAATAAGTGCTGGTTTGATCGCAATAACTGTTACGATGGCTTGCAATGCTTGCGTCATTATCGTTATGACGTTGATCCTGACACTAAGCAATTTAGCCAAAAGCCATTGCATGACAATTATTCTCACGGTGCAGATGCTTTCCGATACATTGGTTTGATGGTTAACGAGCCAAGAAAAGCGCCAAAACAGAAAGCCAATTACCAACTGCCAGCAAGCTGGATGGGCTAAAATGCGTTGTATAAATGCTACACTTGGCATAAAATCAGCCAATCTATAAGGAATTTCTATGGCATACGATAGCGTTGCAGACTCACAATCCGATGGAAGAATCCAAGAAGCTAAAGATTTTTTAAGACTTTGTAACGATTCAGACAGCAATAATCGTGCTGAAGCCTTAGATGATGTGAGATTTGCAGCAGGCGATCAATGGCCTGTAGATGTGCAAAATAGCCGTGTTTTAGAAGCACGGCCTTGCTTAACCATCAATAAAGTTGATGCGTATATTCGTCAAATCTGTAATCAGCAACGTCAACAGCGCCCACGCATTAAAGTGCATGGCATGAACAATGAGTCTGATGAGAAGGTCGCAGAGATCATTACAGGCATTACAAGACATATTGAAAACCAATCCGATGCTGATCAGGCTTACGATCACGCATTTGAGTACGCAGTCAAAATGGGCTGGGGTTACTGGCGCATTACTACAGACTATGTAAGGGATGATAGCTTTGATCAAGAAATCTATATTAAACGTATTGAAAACCCTTTTACCGTTTACTTTGATCCTAATAGCGTTGAACCAGATGGATCAGATGCCGAGAGAGTGCTCATTACAACGGTTATTTCTAAAGACGTATTTAGGAAAATGTACCCCGATGCAGAGTATGACCAAGGGTTTTCCAGCAGAGGAACAGGCGATACGGAAAGCGAATGGGTCACTAAGGAAGATATACGCATAGCTGAGTATTTCTATACAGAACGCTACAAAGATATGCTTTTAGAGCTATCTGATGGCACTACAGGCTATTCCACAGAGATTCCTAAGAAAGACGTATTAGAAGCTGCAGGCATTACTGTTATTTCTAAACGTGATGTCTGGCGCAAAAAGATTAAGTATTGCAAGCTAACTGCTATGCAAATCCTTGAAGAAGGCGAATGGGCTGGTAAATTCATCCCTATCGTGCCTACTTATGGTCAAGAAGTACGAGTTGACGATAAGCACAAGAAATTTGGCCTTGTACGCATGGCTAAAGATCCACAGCGTATGTATAACTACTGGTCTACAGCATTGACTGAAACTGTAGCATTAGCTCCTAAAGCTAAGTGGTTGCTTGCAGAAGGCCAAGACGAAGGACATGAGAACGAATGGGCAATGGCTAATATTAAAGCTATGCCTGTATTGCGTTACAAGCAAACTGACTCAGAAGGTAGACCAGCACCAGCGCCTACAAGATTGCAGCCAGAGCCACCTCCAGCAGGAGTAATGTCAGCATTACAAGGCATGAACCAAGATTTACAAGCAGTTGTAGGTATCTTTGATCCTAGCCAACTGCCACAAGGCATGATGTCAGGCAAAGCTTTACAAGGTCAGCAGCAACAAACTGATATGACTAACTTCCATTACTACGACAATTTAACTCGTAGTATTCGTCACACAGGGCGCATTATTCTTGATTTAATCCCTAAGATTTATGACCGTGAACGTGTCATGAGAATTATTGGCGATGATGGCAAACCTGAGATGATTACCATAAATCAGCAAGGTCAAGATGAAGAAGGCGTGTCTAAAGTATTAAATGACGTTACTGTAGGTGAATATGACGTTGTGATGGATACAGGCCCTGGTTACAAC